GACCATTGGATATATATAATACTCAAATAAATTATGCAAATCATATATCAGAAAAAACGTTAGATTTGTTATTAATAGGAAAGCCATTTATAATGTGTTCTAAATTAATATATGAATTTTTTAAATTGTTAAATTTAAATACATACGAAGATATATTTGAAATTAATTACAATGAGGTGTTTAAAGACAATTCATTTAATCAGCAACTAATAATTGATTTACTTATTAAAATAAATAATATGAATGATTTGGAATATAAAGAATTTTTAAGTAAATTGAATAATAAAGCAATAGAAAATAAAAACATAATAAAAAAAGCATCAGAAGAAAATACATTTTATACTGATATGATAGCATTAAACCATTTTAAAAATTAAACCAATGAGCTTCTTTGAGAAAGAAACAGTAAAAACTGAAAACACATTGTGGGTAGAAAAATATAGACCACAAACACTAAAAGATTATATAGGTAATGACCTTCTTAAAGAGAAAGTACAATCCTATTTAGATAATAATGATGTTCCGCATTTACTTTTATATGGTAAAGCTGGGACAGGCAAAACTACATTGGCTAAAATCATAGCACAAACAATTGAATGTGATATGATGATAATCAATGCATCAGATGAGAACAATGTTGAGACGGTAAGAAATAAGGTAAAAAACTTTGCAAGTGGAGCAGGGTTCAAAGGATTCAAAATTATCATATTAGATGAGTTTGATTATATGACACCAAATGCACAGGCAATCCTTCGTAATTTAATGGAAACATTCAGTAGGCATACTCGTTTTATCTTAACCTGTAACTATCATGAAAAAATTATCGAACCAATTTTATCGCGTTGTCAAACTTTTGCAGTAAATCCACCATCAAAGAAAGAAGTAGCAGTTCATGTTACGGAAATCTTAAATAAAGAAGGTATTAGATATGATGTTAAAGATGTAGCAGATATTATTAGTAGTTTCTATCCTGATATTAGAAGGGTTATGAATACCTGCCAACTACAATCATCTAAAGGTGAGTTAAAGGTAAACAAACAATCTTACAAGCTGATTTTAAAAATAAGATTGTAGATTTATTAGCGAGTGGTGAAGAAAAGAGAAACGCATATATGCAGATTAGACAAATAGTGGGTGATAATAAAGTGAATGATTTTGCAGAACTTTATACGGCACTATATGAAAGATTAGATGATTATGCAGCGGGTAATACTGCAAATGTAATCTTAGAATTAGCACAAGGACAATTTAGAGATGCCTTAGTAATAGATAAAGAAATATGTTTTATGGCAACAATCATCGCAATTATTAACATTATAAAATAAACATTATGACAGAGAATTTTGAATTAGCAAAGCCGTTAGGCGACAGAGTATTAGTAACAATTGAATCAAAAGAAAAAACAATTGGTGGAATAATTATCCCAGATTCAGTTAAGACGGGTGATAATAAAATAGCAGTTGTAGTTTCAACCGGAGATGGTGTTTACACACATAGTGGGGCTAAAATTCCAATGACAGTAAAACCAGGTGATAAAGTATTATTACCAATGGGTGAAATGAGTGTACAAAAAATTAAATTAGGAGAAAAAGATTATTTCTTATGTAGAGAAATGGATTTATTAATGGTAATCAGATAAAATAAATAGTTATGCAACCAATGGATTTAAGTAATTTAGGACAAAGTTCGGCAGGACCGGATTTAAGTAAAACAACTGCAATGGAATGCAAATGTGGCGGACAATTTTTCTCACCAGGATTACACTTTAGAAAATCAAGTGCATTAGCAAGTTCGACCGGTAAAGCAGAAATCACTCCTGTTGAAATTTATCTATGTATTGAATGTGGTGAAGTGTTTGAAGACCTATTACCAAAAGAACTAAGACCCGAAGATGACAAAAATTAAAAAAAATCCGGATAAAGAAGTAAAGAGATTAGGTTTGTTCGACCATATCTCTGCTGTGACTGAGTATCAAGACCCACACTATTGGGACAAAATTTCCGATGATGATAAGAAAACCTTTGGTAATTTTATTATTCAAAGGTATATATCTATGAATCCTGATTGGATAGAGTGGATAGCAGAAGTGCAACCATATGTACAATCACTACCCAACGAATATTTTTATAGATTTTTTAGTGATATGATTCCACCAAAAAAATATTATCTAAAATATATCAAAGGTAAGAGAGCAAATGACTACGAAGATTGGGTAGTTGAATTAGTAGTTAAAGAATATACGTGTTCTACAAAGCACGCAAACGAATACTTAGATATTCTATACACAACCAAAGAAGGCAAAGAACAAATTAAAGGTATGTGTGAAAAATATGGTATTGATAAAAAATTAATAACTTCATTGAAATTAAAAATTTAGTTTAGACGAGACTTTTATATATTTATTAGCATAAAGGGGTAAATATATGAAAGCGAAGTTATTAAACTTAAGCCAAACTATTGGCGAAAAAATCGCGCTAGGATTTCTAAGTCTAGCGCTTGTATGGGTTGTATGTGCAATTTTATTTGCAGGTTTTATGACCTACTTGGAATTAGCAGGTAAATCTGAAATGACAAGAGATATTGCAAATTGGATTGAATGGAGAATCGATGGTACATTCAAAAATTCACCGGAAAACATTTGGTATGATGCTGATAAACAAGTAACAATTGAATCAGTAACAAACGAAGTAAAAATCGGTAAGTTAGCAGGAAATCGTAAATTAGAGTTTGGAGTTAAGAATATTTTAGAAGAGTATCTACAAGATAAAGGATATAACTTATCTTCATCGGCACCAAACAAATTATCAGTTCAAATTATATTTTTAGATGTTCTTACTACAAAAAAGAACATATCAGTATTCCATAGTGGAGAAGAAGAAGTTGTAATTCGTTTACGAGGTATTCTTAAATCAGAAGGAAAGAAAGACAAAGTAGTTATAATAGAAGAGTCCTCCTCAGAAATATCAATAAGTACATTGATAATTGGTGAAGGTGGTGGTTTTAATCAAACAAGTTTAAGTAATGCACTTAAAAAAGGTTGTGATAGACTAATCACCAAACTATTTGAGGAAAAATAAAATGAAGAAATTCTTTATGACGATAGGGATAGTTATACTATCTCTATTAACATTGACAGTAAACGCACAATTAACAATCAACCAATCAGTAACCCCTACAACAGGGTTAAAAGTTGGTGACACAATTTCAGTAAAGTATACAGTTGCAAGAGGTACAACTACACCAAGATATTTTTGGTTGAGATATCAATTCAACAATAAAGCATTGGCATATGTTTCAACCACATTCTCACAAGGAACATCGGTACAAACATATTATACCGGTTGGACATCTTATAGATTTACAGCAAGTAATGCAAATAGTATTACTGCAACAAGTTTATACGCACAATATCTAGCATCTCCTTGGTCTTACGCAGCTAATTCGGATTGGAATGTAGGACAATTGACTATACAAAGAACCGATGCATCAATCAATGGAGACATTGCAACTCAAAAATATGTAATTAAAGATTTGGGTGAATATACCAACATACATAAATTAGATTTAGCATATTCAATAGATGCGGCAAGTGCATATATTACTCCAATTACAACTGACCCAGGTACAATGTCTTTGTCTAATATAACGGGTAATACATCTCAATTCAAAGTTAGAGTTTTATTCCCATCGGGATATGCAATCACAGACCATAGCATACAATTGATGAAATTGAAATCAGATGGTAGTGGTGATATAGATTGGACACAATCTCCAATTCAACAAAAAGTATTGGATGCAAGTGGTGAAGCAACATTTACATCGGGTATTAAAGTTGGTGATAGTGTTGGTGTATTTGTAGGAGCTGCATTTCAAAAGAGTTGGATGAATAACATTGTGACCGTATCGGATGCATACAAAGCATTTTTGGGTGTTTCACAGACTGATATCACCGGTGCAGGAACATACTTTACAAGACCTGTATTGGAAAAGAAAGTTGGTTTAATTACAATAGGTAAAACTACATTTAGTGAAAGTGACTCATACAATATATTTGCTCACGTAATGGGAATAAATGCAGACTCAATTGCAATGATACCAAAATCAACATCAACATCGGTAAGGTGGTATAGTGGTTTACTAAATCAAAGTTGGTTAGACGGAACTCCTAAAAATAGAGTATATGTAACTAACTCAAATCAAACAGTAGATGCAGTATTTGCATGGGGTGGAGATTTGGATTGGTCACATTCATCTCATCCTGACACAATTGCAAGTAGAGTGAGTAGTGGTATTTACACAAACTCAATCGGAAATACAAAACAATCATTTGCAGTTGGAAGTATGAGTTATACATCAGCGATAGAAACTGCAAAATTAAGTTTGAACTCTACAATCACAAATGGTAAAGTTATTTTAACAGGAACTTTAACAAAAGAAGGTTTAGCAGGTTTGGAAGTAATTTTACAATATGATAATACCAAATTAACTTTTGACAATGTTGCTTTTGACGCAGGTGCAAATGTTGTAAATTTCTCAACAAATAATGATGGTAGATTAACATTTGGTTCAATGGACCAGATTAAAACAGGTAGAATTAAAACAGGTACTCCATATAGATTAACATTTACTCCAAAAGAAACATTAGCAAATACGGCAGGTTTATTCTATACAGTCCTAGCAGACGCAGTTGATGGAAGTGGTAAAAAAATTAATCTAATAGTAGAATAATGAAACATCTATTAGTTACATTATTTCTTTTAATATCATTTTTAGGGTTCGGACAGAGTGTATCTGCTCCGGACTCTAAATCGTTTATACCATCCACTACCGGACAAGATGCAAGTGGATTTGTATTGAGTGGATTTAGTTCTACTGCAACACTATTAGCATCAATCAGTTTAGTTAATCCACCATCAGGTACAACATTCGTATTAAACACAACAACAGGTTTAACTGCCGCAAGTGGATTCACTTTAAGTGGTAACAAAACTCGATTAGTGGTTACAGGAACGATGGCTGATATTAATACGGCATTGGCATCTCTAAAAGTAAACACAGGTTCAGTAAAAGGAAATGTTTTATTATCAGTAGCAGCAACAGTCAATCCCGTTGGATATTATTACAATGGTGTAAATGGACACTTTTATAGACCAATAACAACCGGTGCAACTTACACAAATGCAAGAGCAGCATCGTTATTAACTACATTCAAAGGACAGACCGGATATTTAGTAACAATCACTTCTGCCGATGAAGATGCTTTTATTTTTAATAATGTTCCTCAATCAAATATATGGTTTGCATTAACCGATGAAGTAGAGGAAGCTAGATGGACGATAGATGCAGGACCTGAAAAGGGAACTCTTATCAAAATAAATAACGGACAAACAAACGGAAACATTCCTGGTCAATATAATAATTGGGCAGGTGGTGAACCAAATAATAGTGGTAATGAAGATTACGCAGTAACTAAATGGGGTGGTGGTTCTCAATGGAATGACTTACCAAATCATTTTAGTTGTGCTTATGTAATTGAATATGGAACTTGGTCTAACCCCGATGATGCAACCTTTACGGAGTTTTATACCAATTCGGTAACTCACTCAAACGGAGAAGTCCTAACCGCACGATTCAATTTTGACTTTGGTGGTAATGTAGATGAAACCAAATTCTCAGCAAAAGCAAACACATATGTAAACAATGTATGGGGTACA